CGGGGGTCTCCTTTTCGACGCAAGCTGACAACAACGAACATGTCGCTCGAGCGTCGCTTCCCCCGCAACAGCCGGCCCACCCAGTGGTCTACAACGGCTGGTAGTTCAGCGAACCATCCGATCATACCTTTCCTCGAGCCGCCATGCCTTCACGATGTCGAGGTTCGGCGTCTCCAGGCGTCCAGGCTCGCCACCAACGTTGTTGCGGACGGCGAGCACCCTCGCGGTCTCGTAGGCGGGCTCGGGGGTCATCGCGATATGGCCGAGCCACAGCTTCGTCAGCTTGACGCTCTTCTTGTCGCGGCTCCATTCCATCCCGCCCGGCATCGGCATGAACGCCGCCGACGCATCCAAGACGTCCTCTTCGGCGAGCTGCAAGGTTTCGTCGCCGAGGATGGTGCGGGCAATCCTGAGCTCAGCGACCAATCCTTCGCTGCGGGACGGGTGGAACGCGACGGCCCTACCGATCGTGCGTTCGATGATGTGGTCACGGTTGACCCGGATCCGGTTCGCCCGCCGTTCGATCCCGGCGAACGCGCCCGCCGCAACGGACTCCAGCACCGGCCTGCCATAGGGCTGGTCGACGAGGGCGTCGGTGTCGTAGGGCATCACGATCAGCTCGATGATCCGCTGCGGGAAATCAACACCGACCTGGGTTGCGGTGCGGTAGTGAACAGGTCCCTGCGGCTCGCTCATTTCAATACCCCGCTAACGTCTGCTTGGTCTGGGCTCTTGTCGTCCAACCGTTCCGCCGTCCGGATCTCCTCCACGGTCAGGACCGGGTTCCCTTGCTTATCGACGATCGCGTTCAGGATCTGGGCGGTCTGCGCCCTTTCGAGCGGGTCGGGCTGCACATAGGCGTCACGGTTCACCTCGACCGTCGTGCCACGCGGCAGCGCCCAGAACGACAACGCGGCCATCACCGACTGGGCCATCGGGCGTAGGCCGGCCCGCCAGTGCGCGTCATACAAGCCGTTGATGTTCTTGTAGGTGAGCCGGTCCCCCTCCGTCGCCAACCCAACCAGCTCACCAGGCACCTTCAGCAGATAGCAGATCCTGGTTTCCGTCCAACGCGAGATCTCGAGCAGCGCTAAATCTTTCGGGTTCATCTGCGTCGCTTTCCAGGTCACGCCACCCGACAGAACAGCCGGCTCACCAATGCTCGAGAGCCTGGCTTGCACCCACTGGGCCTGCAGCAGCTCGGCCTGATCCGCTGTTAGCTCCTCGGGATGCTCCAACACGCTCGAGGGGATGCCGCCACCACCGATCAGCTTCGTCGCGTACTCCGCCAACACCGCCGCCGCAACCAGACGCGCACCACCAGCCTCCAATGGCCCGTGACCGTGCCCGTCCTGCGACACCGTCGACGTGTACCGCACATGCAGGATGTCCGCGGTCACGTCCTGGCCACCGATCGAATACTTGCGGATGCCGTCCTCGACGGTGATCGACACAAACCACGGCGGCACAACATGGAAACGGGACGGCCAGCCAGTCGAGTAGCGCGCATCGGTGATCACGAACGCTTCACCGGCCGCCTGATAATCCCAGAACAACTGCTTCGCGAACTCCTCCCACGACGTGTACACGTCCGGGTTCGGGTTCGTCATCCAGTCCGCATCAAGTGTCGGTGCCGCATCCACCAAGTACGGCGGCATCGTGGAAAGCAGCGAAGCATTCCAGTCAATGCACATCCACGCCGTGTCAGCCAGCACCCGCGTCGCCGAGTACCAGCTCGTGTTCCAGTCACTCGGCCAGCCCGACCACGGTGACGGAATGATCCTGGGTAGCCCGGTGTTGGGTGGGTCGGTGCCAGTGATCGTGACGCCGTGCGGATCCCCAGGATTCACGTTCGGGGGGCCCACCGTTCCCGGCGCCGCCGTCGGCGGGTCGTTCCCGTTCGGGACCTCAGGCGACGGCGGACGAATAGCCCGCGAAAACAGGCGGGGCACGACCACCACTGTAAACGTTTGCGGCCCCGCCCGCCGAAAAGGTTTCAGCGAGCCGTACTGACGCTTACACGTTCGAGGACCGCTGGACGGGCCGCATGATCGCGAGAATCAACACACCCAGCCAGCCAAGGAACAATCCCCACATCCAGCCGGTGCGGTCGCGACTGTGACCGAGATGAGCCGCGATGATGGTCGGCGGCAGAATAACCAGGCAACCAATGATGAACAGCGCTTCCATTTACGCCTCCGTTAGCGTTGAGTGACGCCACCTAGAATACAGGGGCGGGGGGGCGGACCACCGGGCGTTGGGTGACACTTTCGCCTCGGTTCGTCCCCCCTAACGGCTAACGAATCGCCGGCACCGGGGTCGGTTTGTGGGCGGCGCCGATGGCCCACACCGCCGCCTTCAACAGGTGCACGTCCTTGGCTGTGGCGAGCTGCAGCCCTGCCGGTGACGGCCTGACCTGGGCGCCAGCGAAGATATCGTCGAGTTCGTCGGTTGTTTCGTCATGGACGAGCTGCCCGTTGACGACGAGGTCCCGCAAAAGAGCGAGCCCGATCCGTGTCTGTGTCGACCCGGCCGGCCTGGGCCTCGGTGTCATCCCGGCGGGGACACTGTCGAGCATCGACGCGCCGATCAGCAGTTCCCGGATCGGCCTGCCCAAGCGTTGCACATCATCGATCGCGTCATTCCAGTTCTGACGTGTCCAACCATCGATCTCCAACCGGCCATCATCCAACCGGCCGACGACTGCGATGCCGGCGCCCCAGCCGAGATCATCCTCGACCGCAACCCAGACCGGCCCGCTCGAGCTGACACCCGGCTCGACCCGGTCAGCCCACACGCCGGGCGGCAACAGCTCCTGGGTGCGGTTGTCGCCGTCGGCGAGTTTCGGGGGCCACTCGTTCAGCCACTGCGACCGGAACGACGCGATCGGGTCCGGCTCCGTCGGATCATCAAGGGTGTTCTCCAAAGCTGACGCCAGGTGACGCGAAATCACCTGTTCGCGTTGCGGCGACCAGTGCGGCGACGACGCCCGCCACACACCCGTGTCCGCGATCGGCGCCGACCGTGGCGCCGACCACTCGATCAGCAACGGGCCATCACCGGTCTCGAGCTCGGCCAAAGCGAGCCGGCGCCGCGACAACATCAGCGACGTCGTCAACCGATGCGCCGTCGACACCAGAAGGAGCTGCGGCTCGGTCCGCTCCACCATCGTCGGCTCCAACCCTTCCTCGACCACCGACAGCTTCACGTCCCAGCCCTCATCGACCGCCGCCAACGAAGCCGCATACCCGTAGACGGCATGCTTCGCTTTCACCAGCCACCGTGACCCGTCCTCGAGCAGCTCGATCTGCTCGTCACCGTTCACCTCACGCACCCGGTACTCGGCCGGCTGCGCCTTCGCCCAGATCCGCGCCTGCCGCTGAACCTCCTTGCAGACCATCAAATCCTTCCCGATGTGGATCACGTCCTGCGGCTCACCGAACCGCGCCCCCTGATGCATCCGCCACATCAACAACTCCCGCAACAACCACGACTTCCCGACCTGGCGCGGCGTCGACAACACCGCCGTATCCCAGACCAGCCGGCCCTCACCGTCGACCTCGAGAATCCGGGTCGCCGCCAACCGCTGCCACCACCGCAACCGGCGGCCACCCAACCGTGTCTCAGCCCAACGCGCAAACACCGGCCCAAGCGATCCCACCGCCAACGGGTGCGGCACCGACATCAACCGCGGCCACGCCGCCGCCGCCGGCGGCCGCCGCAGCCCCCGCAACCACGCAACCTGGAAACGCGGATCAGTCCACACCAGGCCGTCACGCTCCGCCTCCGCCTCCACATACAACGCGGGCGACGGCGCCCCCCTGCCCGCCGTCGCCCGGTTACACGCCCGATGCTCCGGGCCCGCATACCGAGACTTGTCACCATCGACATGACCCAGATCCCACGGGTCACCCGGCCGGATCCGCTCACCACACCGCGCACACCGGGCCCGCCCCGACCGGATCAACGGCTCCAACTCGCGCCGCGTCCTCTGGTGATCATGGCCATACCCGGCCAAAGTCATCGAGCCCTTGGCCATCTCAGCCAGTCTCGCTACGGATCGGGGAGACCAGGCTCATCACCGGGGGGAGAGATCAAATGGG